TAGCAGATGAACTGGCAGTTTGTTTAGATATAAAAACTAAATTACCTAATTGTGTTGTTGAACCAACTGCTGTTGCATCTTTTACTGCTCTATTATTTAATTTAATTATACTCATGATTTACTTAATCCATATAATTTTATTGTTCCGTCAAATGTTCCAGCAGATGTTAAAAATCTCACAGAATTAACTGCCGCAGTAACATTAACATATCCAGCAGAATAAGCATTCATTGTATAAGGTGTGCTATCTTGTTCCATAAAATTCACTTTTGCTAAAAAATGTTTTACAAAAGTAGTATTTGAAGGTGAGAACAAAAAAAGTTCACCACTTAAACTTGCGTCAGAGTGATTACCAACATTATCTGCTAAATTAGCATCACCAGCCGCATTCGCTACATCATTACCAGCTCTATATTCTAAAGAGGTAGAAGAGCCACTTTCATTGTGATAAGCCATAAAATGAGTAGTAGTTTTAACTGCCGCAGTTGATTGGTTATCTGTGCTAAAATTTACACTAAAATCTACTGCATTATTAGATACATGAATATTAATTAGTTTGAATAAATAAGTATCGTATGTTCCATCTAATACAACTCCACTACTTCCATGATTTAAATCAACATTAGAAACACCTGATGCTGTTGTTGTTTTAATTAAATTTAAAGAACCACTTGCTATGCTATCTAAAGCAGTAACAGCAGATATAGAATTGTTATTGTATTTAACTAACGCCATATAATTTAAAAGTTCCTGAATCTATATTACCTGTGTTAAATGAAAATTGTACAGCATTGATAGCTGATGTTGTGTTTCCATACCCACCTATAAATAATTGATGAGAATACACACTTTCTCCGTATGCGTTTGTAACACTTAAAAAATGTTTTACGAATGTTGTGTTGCTTGGATCGAATAAATGTAAAGTACCTGAACAACTTTCGTCTGCATTAGACGCATTTATAGCACCTGATATTCTTTGTGAACCTGTACCTTGTGCTAAATCATATCCTGTTAAGTAAGTTAATGAAGCACCACCATCATCTTCTTGATGAAATGCTCTAAAAGCAGTAGATGTTTTTGTAACATTATAGTTGCTTCCACCATCTGCTGATAAGTTCATATATAAACTAGCACCAGTTGATGGGTGAACATTATAGTATTTAAAAATATATTCTTTATATGTTGAGTCTATTCCACTTGTAAAATCTATTGTTGAACTACCACTAGCTGTCTGTGTAGATATTAAATTTAATCCACCACCACTAATACTAGCTGGTATTGTTGTTATTGCTGATAAGGAATTGTTGGTAGCAAAGTTAAGAGCCATTTTTTACTCCTAACTATTTGCTACACCAAAGAGTGTAAAGTTACCTCTATCAATATTTCCTGAACTTGCAATAACTTGAATTCTATCTATTGCACGAACTTGGTTTTGCTGACCACCACAAAAGTTACTTAAATTAAATCCACCATTACTTTGAACATAAGAAGCTTGACCATAAATTAATTTATGTGTATCAGTTTGAGTTGTTTTTCCTATATAAGCTGTAGCATTTAAACATTCATCAGAAGCATTGCCGAGATTTGGAATTGTTATATTAACACCTAAATTACCACTACCATTTCCACTTGCTACTTGTGTACTTCCAGCACTATCTCTACCAATAGATGCTCTACCATAATTATTACTGTAAAAACCACCTTCAGTTGGATCACCTGTTCTAATAAAAATTTGCACATCATCACTTGCTGTTTTTAAATCTGAAATCATGAGTTGATAAGCATTATATGTACCATCAATTCCTGATGTAAAATCTACTGAAGAAACACCACTTGTTATATTTTGAGTTTGTAAATGAATTAATCCACCACCACCTTTTATAAGTGAGTAGTCTATTCTTTTTAATACCCCAGCATCACTAACTAAGAACTCATCTGTGTCAGCTGGTTCAGAAGCCAAAGCAGTTTGACCTGAAATAATATCATTATTTAATTTAGCAGCAGTTACTGTATTGTCTGATGGTACTCCTAAATCTAAAACATTACCAAGTATCATTACAAAGTCTATGACATCACCTGTTGCTAGGTTAGAAGCAAAAGTTAATGTTGAACCTGATACAGTAAATGAATCTGTTGGTGCTTGAAGTACACCATTTAAAGATACTAGCATATGATTAACGCTTTCAGGAACGACATTAGTTCCACCTACTTGCAATGTGTATGCTGCTTGACCATTAACTACTGATATTGCGTCACACTTTTGAAAGTTTCCTACTACTGGTTGTTTACCTATATATGCCATAATTTATTCCTTATGTTGCTCTCCCGTATAAAGTTATTTTTCCCGAACTAATATTTCCTGATGCAAAATAAAATTGTAATCCATTTATAGGATCATTTTCTGAACCACTTTCTTTATATGCACCGCCACCATGTGATTGTGATAATGTGGCACTACTAGCATTTAAATTTACTGTACTCATAGTAAAATGAAAATATTGATTATCACTATTTTGATTTAAAGGATCAAATAAATGTAAAGTTGTGCTTCCAACTTCGCCTGTACTAGCACCAAACTGATTGTTATTAAGAAGAAATTGTGTAGTTCCAGCACTTGAATCTGTTTCAAATTCACTACTTTGATCTTCTCCATCTAGACCATAAACATAATCACTACCTGATTTGAAACTACTACCGCCATCTACACTTACTCTCATATATAAATCTTGTCCTCCGTCTGTTGATGGTCTTAGACCTGAACAAACAACCATATAATCTTGATAAGCTGTAGTAAGATATGTGCTAGTAAATTCAATAGTAGAAGAATTTGATGCTGTTGTAGTAATTAATTTTGTAAAAGCTCCACCACCTTTAATTAAACTGTAATCAATTCTTTTAAGTGTACCAGCATCGGATAAAATAAATTCATCAGTATCTGCTGGAGAAACCGCTAAAGCTGTTTGACCAGTAATAACTGCTGGGTCTAAATCACTTGCAACTACTGGTTTGTTTGCTGGTTGTGAACCTATATAAGCCAATTAAAACTCCTATGTTATTTCCATGACTGATAATGTTCCTGATACTTTATCAGCAACTGAACAATCAATTTGAATTTTATCTCCAGCTTCTAAAATTACTTTAGAACCTGATAAAACTTCTAATGAGCTTCCTGTTGGTATCGTTACATCTTTAACTAAAAACGATGTACCATTAGCAACATTGTTTGCTCCACCTCTGTTTGATGTTGTACTAACGTGTTCTACTTCAACTGTTACTGCTGTTGTATGAATGTTAGCTAACACAAGACCAAGAACTACAGTTGTTGTACTTCCTGCTGCTGTATACATAACATAAGGTGTACCTGCTGAAGCGGGTTCTGCTGCGAAGTTGATTGCTTTAAAAGTGTTTGCCATTTATATCTCCTTTTTTCTTTTATACTTATCCTAATGCTATTGCAAGAGCTGTTGGATCTTCCCCTGTATTAGTTATTGTTATTGTTTCGTTACCGCCATCATTAGTTTCTGTTAAACTAATATTTGTTCCAGCAGTTAATTTTGCAAGTAAGAAGTTAGGTGTTGTATCATTCGCTGATACTGAAACTTTGACATCTGTATCTGATTGTATTGCTATCCATGCAGACCCTGACCAAACATTCAAAGCTCCTGTAGATGAATTGAAATATAATGCACCCGTTGCTAATGCGTTACCATCATTGTCAACAGATGGAGCTGAAGATTTAGCTCCTAAATAAGTATCATCAAAACTATCAAAAGATGCAGCGGCATCTGAAGCACTTGATGCTGCGGCAGTAGCAGAATTAGCTGCGTTGGTTGCTTGTGTTGATGCAGTAGATGCAGATGTAGAAGCATTAGATGCTTGTGTAGAAGCTGTTGATGCAGATGAAGCAGAAGCAGTAGCTGAATTAGCAGAAGCTGTTGCACTTGTCGCTGCAGCGGTAGCCGAAGTTGCTGCTGATACAGCATCGACTAATAATTGAAAATGATCTGTGTCTGTTAAACTATCTCCAACAACAGAATCAGCTACACAAATATAAATATTGTTAAGTTGAGCTGTGGTTGTTGATTTAATAATATCTCTTTGTACATAAGCTGCAGTAGTTACAGTAGCATCAGTTCCTTTGAAAGTTCCTAGTTCTTGAGTAACTGAAAGTTCTCCTGAAGAATCAAAAGCTAAAACTTTATTAGCTCTATCTGTTGCACCCACAGTAAATTCTGTAGAGGTCATCGTGTTCGTTCTTGAAAGTTTTATGGATCGATTAAGTTCTTCTTGAACTTGTTGTGTTGTCATGGTTGCACGATCCAAACCCTCTTCGTGTGTCTCCGCAGGGAATGGATCATTAGCGATATAATCTATCGCTTGAGTTTGCGGGACATTCCTAATTAAAACAACTGTCTCTGTGGCAGTAGGAATATTGCCTGAAGTAAATACGACATTACCTCCTGAAGAACTACCTACACCTGTGACTGTATAATGAGTTGTTAAAGTTTTGGTTGTCTCTGTTCCTGCAGCAGACCTAATGATAACTTGTAAATCTGTATTGGCAAATATCTTAAAACCATAAACAAAGGTGTCATTACTACCATTGCCTGAATATGAATTTTTTACTGTTGTTGATGATATTGTCATATTAAATGTCTATATTATTTATCCTTCATTTTATCAACTATCATTATTAGGCTCGTAATACAATATTTTTAATGCTTCTTGAGCCATCTTAATACTCATAAAAACCATATCATCTATTATTTGTTGTTTCTGATCTGGGTCTACATTTTTCATATTAAATGCTTTTCTAACATATTCGTTATGTTGGTCTATAATAGTTTTATATCTTTCTAATACAGCTATATTTTTATCTATTAATTTTTTTCTTTTTGCTAGTTTTGCTGCTTCCTTAAAATCTCCATCTTTTTTAAGTTTTTCAATAGTTGGTTTATATTTTTTATATTTTTTATATTCTTCATAAAAATCAGTAATAAACTCTGATTGCATACTCGGATCTCTTAAATTAAATGCTCTTAATCCTGGTATTTTAGTTAATGAATCTGTTGGTCTAATAGGATCATCTATTATGCCAGTTTCAATTAATGCTTTATCTAATGCCATCATAAAATAATTACCTAATCCACCAGTCCAACCTTTTATATAGTTATCAATAACTATTGGTGATGGTGCATTATGATCTCCAATCATCGCTGCTAAAGTTCTTGATAATAATTTAGATGTTTCAGTTGTGTAGGGATTAAATTGATATGGTCCTAATAACTGTCTATCCATATAATCTGGAACTAAAGGTTTACCTTTAAATATACTATAATTAGTTTTTTGTTCTATTGGAGGAACTAAAATTGTAGGCAAAGGATTTAAGTTTCTTAATTGTGAACTAACAAATTCTGTAACAAATCTTGATAAATCATTTTTTGCATTAGCTTCATTACCATACCAATAATCTAAAAATTGTTCCATACCAGTTCCAAATACAACTCCAAGATCAAAAGGTTTTGGTATTCTATAAGGTGTATCTCCTACAACAACTACCCAATAATTATCTTTCACCCATTGTGGTTGTCTTTGATAAATTTCATTATCTCTGTTTGCAAACCAAAAATATACTGAAGGCATAATGATACCTGCTGTGATTGTAGCTATTGTTCGACCAGGTCTTTGTTTAAAACCATCATAAATTTTAACATAACCTTGAACTCTTGCATTATAGAAAGCAGACACCGCATTAACACCTTTCATGTACGCACCCATTTTTGCGTAATCTATTGTAATATCTCTTGATTCAAATCCAGCTCTTTCTATTTGTTCTCTACCTTTGAGTCCTTCTTTACCAGCTTTTTTATATGCTTTTTGAAACTCTCCCAATCTAGTTATATTCTCACCAATCTCTGATAATGTTCTTAGTATTTCTAAAGGATTAAAAACTTTATTTCTTATCTGTTGTCCATTTAAAATTTTAAATGCACTTTTATCATTAACCATTCTATCTAAAGAAATAAGAGTTGATTGCATACCACCAGATTTTTCCCAATCTTCCATAATTTTTTTAGCTTTTTTACTTACACCTGTCTTTCCAAGAAGCATGGTTAAACCTCCTTCTAATGAACTCCATACAGGTATAAATCCACTCTTACTAAATACAGCTCCAAGAACTGTATCTCTTCCAATATTTGAAAACACAAAGTCTGGTGATGTAGTAGCACCAGCACGAAGAAGTCTAGCAGGAGTTCCAATAGCTCTAATAATAACTCCCATTTCTTGAGGATTAAATTCCGATAAAGAATCTGCTAGTTCTTTACCCACATCCCAAACTTCATATTTTCCATTACGATATACTGTAACTGAAGAACCATCTGGTTTTACAAATGATTTTCTAAATACTTTAAAATTTTCAATTGCAGCATCATTAATAGCAGATGGATCATCTAATACTTTTTCTAATTCTTTTCTTTCTATCTTTGTTTGTTTTGTTTCTATTTTTTTATTAATATCTGGAAATGAAGATTTATTTTTTTCTACAAAATCAAAAAATTTAATTAAGGCATTATTTCTTTCGGCAAGTTTTACTATTTTAAAAGTATTAGAATATATTGTTTCAATAGGATCAAATACTTTAAGAGTTTCATCACCTTTAATTCTTTTAAATGGATTTGATACTCCACCATACTTAGAAGGTTTTTCTCCTTTTACAGTTTCTAAAACTCTTGAAAATGGAACATAACTTTTATTAGCTTCTACCATTGCATCAAATGCTTGTTTATCTATTAATTTTAAATCTCTTGCATACTCAAGAAGCTGTCTATTATAAACGTCTATTTCTTTTGCAATAGGATCATATTTATTTTTTAAAATTTGTATTGTTTCTTTTGCTGCTTGTGAATCAAAAGGATGTTTAAAACCTCTTCTATCATATTCTAAAGCTCTTCTTGCAATAAGATAAGCATTAAGTTCAGCATATTGTTTTTTAATACCTTGTTCATTTAATTTTTTATTACCTTCAAATTTTAATGGTTCTAATACTTGTTTTAGAGGTTTACCTTTATTTTCAAGATTAACTGTTTGAGTTGCTCTATCAATAAAAGAACCTCCTCTATTTGTCATACCAACTAATATTCTAAATTGCTCATAAACATTTAATTGACCTTTAGTATTTTTTGTACTTTCAACTCTTTGTACTAATCTTAATATAGGATGTAACCTATCTATAAATAATCTTGTTAAAGTATTTTTAACATCTGTCACATCTTTTGGTTTTTCAAATTTAGTTTTAGATAATATTAATTTAACAGCTTCAGGAAACTCTAAACCTTCTAAAAATTTTTCATCAAGTTTTATTTTTTTACCTGTAATATCTTCTACTGTTCTTTTAATAGCTCTAGGTATTTCTAAATTTTTACTTGCTAAATCTTGCTTGACAGATTTATCTAACTTATAATCTGCAGCTAAATCAACTGCATCACGATTAGTTTTTTTAATTATATTAGGAATTTTTTTTGCTCCTCTTTCTCCTAATCCAAATGCACCAAACAAAATTACAGAATCTATTAATTGATCCTTACTTGGCAATTCTCTTTCTATGATTGCACCCGATCCTTCAAATCCTGCAACTCTTCCTATTAATTGTGGCAAAAATTTATTACTTAATCCTCCAAGTTTAGCAGCAGATAAAAGTTGAGTTCCTTCTTTTAACCCAGCTTTAATTCCTTCGTTTCTAAAAATTTCCCAAAAATTATTCCAATTAGCAACCTGACCTTTCTCTCTCATGTCTAAATATGTTTCTCTAATAGAACCCACTACTAAACCAGAAGTAAAAATACTAGCATTAGGTGAACGAGTAGCAAACAAAGAAGCACCACCAACACCAAAGTATAAAGGTAAATCTTTTACAATTCTTGCTGCATTGGTAATATTTCTTTCAAGAAAACCTGTATCTTGAAAATCAACATTAAAATATTTTCCATCTTCTTTTGTTCCATCTATATTAGGAATACCATGAGCTTCTTGAATTAAATCTATAACACCTGTATTCCAACCAGCTGCAATTCTTTCTCCTACATTATCTAATTTTTTTCCTACAGCAGCTTCTAAGAAACCTTTGTCATCTGGATTTTCTCTCTGTATTGTTTCGATTTCATCATAATTAACTATTTCAGGAATAGCTAAATCTTTTTCGTAAATTTTTTTTATTGCTGTAGTATCAACAGGTTCAAATCCAAAATCTTTGACAATTTCTTCAGGAGTAAAACCACCTTCTTGTAATTGTTTTACTTTTTCTTGTTGCCAATTATTTATTTCAACTTGACTAAAACCACCTTGTTTTAGTTGTTGTGTTTGTGTTTGTAAATCTGCCATGCTTATTCACTAATTCTTTTTAAATATTCTGAAGGACTTTCTCCTGGTAGTTTTTTTTTAGATTCATCAACTTCTTTTTTTTCTACATTGTCCATCATGTTTTTAAAAATTTTATTTTTATCTGTTTGATATTGTAAAAAATCTTTTCCTATAAAATTTTTATCTTTATAATCTAATAATTGAAGTGGTGATTTCCCTTCACTAATACCTTGAATGTATAATAAATACATATCATCTCTAAATCTAGTAAGACTATTATTGTAACTTTTTGGATCTAAGATTTTAATAACATCTGAACTTATTAAAGATTTAGTTTCATCTATAAAACTATGAAAGGGAGCAAATGTTTTTAAAAATTGTTTAGGATTTTTGTTTTGTTGTACAAATAAACTAGAATAATATTGTAAATCGTTTAAATCTGTTTCTCCATATCTTTCTAAAATAGATTTAGCTTCTGTCTCATTAGGTAATAAAAATTTATCAGAAACATTATTAATTTTATTAGTTGCTATCAAAGCAGATATAGCATTATTTGAATCAAAATCAGATTGAATAATTATTTTTTCTTGTGCGTTATTAATAATTTTTGTATTTACATCTGTTAGTTGAGTATTTAAGTTTAAATTATTACTAAAAATATCTTGAATAGTTTTTTGATTTAAACCTGTTGCAACATCAGCATCAGCAAGAGCTTTATTAAAACCTTCAGCTGTTTCTAATTTTATTGCAGCATCTTCTGCTGAAATTTCAAATAATAACTCATTTCTTTTTTCTCTTGCTTTTTTACCAGCAAAATTTCTAAATTCTTTTTTTTCTATATCTGTTAAAGAATTGTAAATGTTTTGTAGATTTACATCACCTGCAAAATTACCTGAAATAGTTTGTTGAGTAATTTGTTTTAAAGCATTTGGTGGTACTTCTCCTACACCAACTGAAGATATAGCATTAGTTAATGCTGAAAATTTTTGTTCTTTAATTACTAAATCTGCTTTAGTAGAAAGTTCAATTATATCTTTTGATTCTAAAATATTATATTTACCTTCTTGTAATTGTTTTTTTAATAAACTTGGTTCGTTTAATAGCATTTTATTTGCAACAGCTGATGCAGAAAATTGTTGATACTTTTGTTTAACATTTTTTTTAAGTTGTGGTTGTTCAACATAATAGGGATTAGAATCTAATCTTTGATCTATCACTTCATATAATTGATCTAATCCAGAACCATTAGGAAGTGAAGAAAGAGCAATAGTTTTTTGTGTTATAAAATCATTATCAACATCAGAAGATTCTTTAAATTGAGTTTTTCTTGATTCTAATAAAGCATTTGATTTAAGTTGTGCAGCTGAAGCATAAAATTTAGATTTAAAAATTTGTTTACCAAATCTTGAAAAATTATTTGTTTTTGTAGAAGATAAATAATTATATAATTTGTTAGTTCCTTCATCATAAAGAGTAGAAGCATCGGAAGGATTAGCATTTTTTCCAGTTTCACTTGATAAAGTTAAAAATCCAACTGGACCATCTTTATTATCTTTATATGAATCTGCTATTAATTTATCTACTTTATTATTTTCTTCTAATTTTTTTTCTTTTATATATTCTTGCTCAACATATTTTGAAATAGGTTGTAAAGCACCAGCAACAGTTTGTGTTAAAGGTATTTGTAAATTAGTCGTAACACTTGGTCCTTGACCAGTTATTATTCCTTTAGATGTAAATGTAGGTATCTTTGGCATTATGAAGTAACATCTCCCATTCTTAATAAACTTGTTCCTACTTGAGTTAATGTTCCTAATTGTGCTAGTCTTGCTTGTTGTCTAGCAACTTCGCCAGAGATTCTAGCAAAGTTAGCTTCTTCAAATTTTCTAGCTTTACCTATTTCGGTATTGTATCTAGCAATATCTTTTTCAACTTCTGCTTCATATAAATTTGATAATTGTATGTTTCTTGCTGATCCAGAAAACTCTGCTCCAGATTTTAAAGTTTGAACTACTTGACTTCCTTGAAGTTGTCTAAACTTTTTATCAAATTGTGAGAGTTCTAAATTTAATTTATCATCTAATATTTGAGCTTCTTGTTCTTTAACTTGAGCATTACGATTAGCAATGGATTGATTATATTTACCAACAGCTCCTTGTTGTTGTATTTGTGCTGCACCTAATGCTCCTACTACTGCTGCTTGCCAACCCATTTAAAAAATCCTCGCATATCTGAAGTGATCTGAACCATCAAAACCATAATGTTTCATCAATCCTTCGTTTTGTAAACCAAGCCATGAAGCA